TTTAATTTAATTTAAGGAGCCTCTTATGAGCACAGTAGCAGCCCCCTACGGGCTAAAGCCGATTAGCTTAATCGGCGGTCAATCCTTTACTGGCGGAACAATCCGTGAGTATTTGATGACCACAAACACAGCGACTGCCATTTATTCTGGCGATTTGGTCGCTTTAGGCGTTTCAGCAGCCGGTCAACCTACTGCACTAACAGCTACCCCTACTACCAGCACTGTTGGTTTAGTTGGTGTTTGCGTTGGTGTACGTTATCAGTTGCCAGGTCAACAATTGGGTTACCCACTCTATGCACAGTATTTACCAGCTAACGCTGTAACTGCTGGCTATACCAACATTTTTGTTCGTGTTGTAGAAGACCCAGACCAGTTGTATCAAGTTCAATCCCAAGGTTCCGTAGGTTACGGTTCTATTGGTAAGACTGCTGCATTGGCAAACTTTGGTGGTAGCGCAACTACAGGCAATTCTACAATCGCTCTGTCTAGTTCTATTGCTAATACATCCGCGTTGGCTGTTAAGATTGTTGACTTGGTTAACTCCAGCTCCACATTCGGCGGCAACTTCCCTTCAAACCCAGGTGATGCTTATACTGACTGTATCGTTAAATTAAATTTTGGCGTACATTCATATTATCAATCTGCCGGTACAACTAACTAATAAAGGAGCTATAACATGGCTATTTCACGTTCACAACTCCTAAAAGAGTTACTTCCCGGATTGAACGCATTGTTCGGATTAGAATACGCACGCTACGGCGAAGAGCACAAAGAGATTTACGAAACTGAATCTTCTGAGCGTTCTTTCGAAGAAGAAACCAAGTTGTCAGGTTTCTCTGCAGCCCCAGTTAAAAACGAAGGCGGCGCTATCTCTTACGATAATGCACAAGAAGCATGGTCTACACGATATTCACACGAAACTATTGCTTTAGGTTTCTCAATCACTGAAGAAGCGATTGAAGATAACTTGTACGACAGCTTGTCTGCTCGTTACACTAAAGCTTTGGCTCGTGCTATGTCTTACACCAAGCAAGTTAAAGCAGCTTCTGTATTGAACAACGGTTTCAACACTGGTGGTTCATACAACGGCGGCGACGGCGTATCTTTGTTTAACGTATCTCACCCATTGGTTTCTGGTGGTACTAACAGCAATACTGCTGCTACTCCTGCTGACTTAAACGAAACTTCTTTGGAAGCTGCTGTTATTCAGATCGCTGCTTGGACAGATGAGCGCGGCTTGCTTATCGCTGCTAAGCCTAAGAAATTGGTTGTTCCACCATCATTGATGTTCGTTGCTACTCGTTTACTTGAAACTAAGTTACGTGTTGGTACAAACAACAACGATATCAGCGCAATCAACAACAACGGCACAATCCCTGAAGGTTACACAGTTAACCACTTCTTGACCGATACAAACGCATGGTTCTTAACCACTGACGTTCCAAACGGCCTGAAGCATTTCGAGCGTACACCACTCCAGAATTCTATGGACGGTGACTTTGATACAGGTAACGTACGTTACAAATCCCGCGAGCGTTACAGCTTCGGTTGGTCTGACCCACTAGGTATGTGGGGCTCTTCTGGTTCGTTCTAATCCAGAACTTACCTAATAAAAAACCCTGCTCAAAAGGCGGGGTTTTTTTCTTTATAAAGATGTTGTATTTTTAAAAAATAGTGTAAACTACGGCTATCTGGGTAATTTACCGTACTTGACTGCCCCAGCAGACGATGCAACGATTTGTACGGTTAACTTTTGCATAGGAAATATATCATGGCACGCGCAACTTTTGAAGGTCCAGTTTTAGCTGGAGATGTACGTTTTGGCCCACTACGTAACGTAGGTTCGGCTCGTTTATCACAACAAGCCCTTGTTGACTACTCTGTAACTACAGGTAATGGCACTACAGGATATCCTGGTGCAGCGCAACAATTTGTTAACGGCAACCAGATGTCTTCTGATGCTAACGTAAATGCTACTGTTTATACCCCATCTTCTTCTGTATTTCCATCCGCAGTAGCTTCTATACCTGCTGATTCTGGTACAAATATTTACCGTGGCGCTGTAATGTACCTTCCAACCGGCGTACAAATTGAGTCAATTGTGGTTGACTATTTAACAGCAATTACTGTTGGTAATGCTAGTTTAAGCGCAGTTAATATCTATGTTTCTAATGGCTACACAGCTGCTGCAGGTACACCAACTTACGCTACCATAGCTTTAGGTACAACAACTGTAGGCACTGTAGGTCGTCAAACATCTACCTATTCTGCGACTAACTTGCTTAATATGGCTGCTACATCAACTGATATTCTTCAGTCTAACGGTACTAACTTGTCACAAGTTGTATTTACATTGTCTATTGTTGGCGTTACGCTTACTACTTTGACTGCTGGTAAGTTTAATCTTGACGTTAATTACGTACAAGCTGATGGTACATTAGGTACTAAAACTGTATATCCATTTGGCAATGCTGGCTAATTAATCCCGGGGGGTTTCGGCCCCCTATTTACAACTTAGGAGATTAATTATGACAATGCAATATGACGTAAAGGGCTCGCATTTTAGCGGTTCAGGTTTAGCAGTATCTGGTCGTACGCGCCTTAAAAATTTGGTTTATCTTGGTACTGGAACTGCTGGCAGTATTGATATTTTTGATACTGTAACTGCGCCTGTAACTACAGCTACTTACGCTCGTTCCGGAACAACTGTTACTGTAACTTCAACGGGTCACGGTTTAACTACTGGGCAAAATATTGGTATTACTTATGCTGCCGCTTCCGGGGTTTCTGCTGTTGCTGGAAACTATGTAATTACAGTTACTGGTGCTAATACATTTACCATTACAGATATTAATTCTGGAACTATTGCGGCTAGTACTGCCTGCGTTTATTCAACTGGTAAATATTTACTTAGCTATAATACAACTACTGGCGTACAACCATTCCAGGTTATTCTGCCTGGTGAAGGTGTTTTAGCACAAACTGGTATTTATATTGTTGTAACTAATATAGTATTTCAAACAGTTCATTATGGCTAAAAAAACCCCATCTCTCGCAGTTGGGCGTGGTGAGAAACTTCCAGCCTCAAAAGGGGCTGGCCTCACTGCTAAAGGCCGCGCTAAATATAATGCAGCAACAGGTAGTAATCTAAAAGCTCCTCAACCTGAAGGCGGACCGCGCAAGAAGTCTTTTTGTGCCCGTATGTCTGGTATGCCGGGTCCGATGAAAGACGAAAACGGCAAGCCTACTCGCAAAGCTGCCAGTTTAAAACGCTGGAAATGTTAAAATGATTTTAGACGACCAAACAAGACTAGAGCTAATACAGCTCGTAAAAACCGCTGTTAACGAAGCTGTTGAGTCTCATCCACTAAGCCCTGATGAAATACATTGGGTACGTATGGCTATTCAAGCAGAAGCTGAACGTGCTGAGTTACGCAAAGCTATTATTAATAAATCATTAGCTGGTTTAATGTGGATTTGCATTGTTGCAGCTGGTGGTTGGTTTACAGATTTCTTTATGAGCCATTGGAAATAAAATGCCAAGCAAATCTCAAAAGCAACACAACTTTATGGAAATGATTGCTAACAACCCAAAAATGGCTAAAAAAGTTGGTGTGCCTCAATCTGTTGGCAAAGACTTTGAAGCCGCCGATAAAGGCAAGAAGTTTGGTACTGGCGGCAATGTTAATTATTCTTTTGGTGGAAAAAACCAAGTTAATAAACAACGTACTCGCGGGGGTAGTATTGATGGATACCAAAAAGATGTACCAGATGTAAATAATAATAAGTACGCAGGTATGAAAGCTGGTGGATTACCTGCTGCTATTAATAAACAAAAAACCCACCATACAGATGGTGGAGTACCCAATTTTGCAAACAAAGCATTTAAAGGAGGCGGTATGGCTAAGAGTGATATGAAAGAAGATACAAAGATGGATAAAGCTCAAGACAAAGCAATGATTAAAAAAGCATTTAAAGAGCATGATGCCCAAGAACATAAAGGCGGTAAAGGCACTAAGCTAACCCTTAAAAGCGGTGGCATGTGCAGCGGTGGCAAGACTATGAAAAAAATGTCTAAAGGTGGTGGCATTGAAGTTAAAGGTAAAACCCGCGGAAAGATGTGCTAATGAAATCCTCTCGTGGAATGGGCGCTGTAATGCCCAGTAAACTTCCTAAAGCTTCTAAATCTGCTGTTCTTGCTAAAGGTGGTAAAGTTGGTTTATATGAAAATATTCATAAAAAACAAGCACGTATTGCAGCTGGCTCTGGTGAAAAAATGCGCTCTGTTGGAGCTAAAGGTGCGCCTACTAAAGCGGACTTGATTAAATCTGCTAAGACTGCGAAAAAATAAATGACAACTTCTGGTACCTCATCGTTTAATTTAGATTTAAATGATTTAGTCGAAGAGGCTTTTGAGCGTTGCGGTGCAGAGCTTCGTACTGGCTATGATTTGCGCACTGCACGTCGTTCTTTAAACTTGCTTACCATTGAATGGGCAAATCGTGGCATTAATATGTGTACGATTGAGCAAGGTAGTATTGATTTAATTCAAGGCGTAAATACTTATGACTTACCTATTGACACAATTGACTTGTTGGAACAGCAAATTCGTACTAATTCTGGGCAACAAAATAATCAAACCGATATCACCATCAGTCGCATCAGTGTATCTACCTACTCTACAATACCTAATAAACTAGCTCAGGGTCGCCCTATTCAAGTTTGGATTCAACGTATGTCTGGGGCTAAATACCCATTACCAGGACCAAATGGCACAGATTCAGTTACAGGGATTGATGCCCCTAAAGTTACAGTTTGGCCTACTCCAGACCAAGGTACAGCGTTAAACCCTTATTATAAATTTATCTACTGGCGGTTGCGCCGCATCCAAGATGCGGGTGGTGGTGTGAATACCCAGGATATACCGTTCCGTTTTGTTAACTGCTTGGTAGCTGGACTGGCTTACTATTTGTCTATGAAGCTACCTAATATGGACATGCAACGCGCAGTGGCTCTTAAAGCTGTTTATGACGAACAATTCCAGTTAGCTGCTGATGAAGATAGAGAAAAGGCTCCGATTAGGTTTATTCCAAGGATGACGTTCTTAGGAAATAGTTAATTATGACAACCATGTTTGCGTCTGGTAAGTTTGCCATTGCGGAATGTGACCGGTGTGGTTTTAGGTTTAAATTAACAAAACTTAAAAAGCTGACGATTAAGACCAAAAATGTTAGCATTAAAGTATGTCCAGAGTGTTGGGAACCTGACCAACCTCAGTTACAATTGGGAATGTACCCCGTGAATGACCCACAAGCTGTACGGGAGCCAAGACGGGATAATAGTTATTATCAGTCTGGTAATACTGGGTTAGACGTAAATGTTAATGGTGGTACCGCAGTCTTGGGCTATGGTACACCTGCAGGTGGTAGTAGACAGATTCAATGGGGTTGGGCCCCTGTAGGTATGAGATACGATTTTAATGAAACACCAAACACTTTAGTAGCAACAACTGCCGTAGGGCAAGTAACAATTAATTAGGAGCATAAAAATGGCAAAAGGCGACGGTATTATTAAAAAAGGCGCAACTAAGGGTAAAAACTTAGGTATTTCAGGCCCAACAGCAAAAATTGATAAAGGTAATAAAAGCGCTGGCGTATCAAATGAAATGCTTAAAGCCGACGGTAGCAGTCGTGCTCGTTTGCATAATCAGTTTGGTTCTATTGGTTTAAAAGGCAAAGGGTTCTAATCATGGCTATTCACAATAAACCAGCTTCAGTTTATGCTCCGCCCCATACAATGGACGACAAAAAAGTTGGTAATAAACTACCTTCTATGTCTACACAGTCTGGTAAAGACTTTATGAACGAGTCTAATATTTCTGTTGGTAACGTAAGCAAGGGTAACTACAAGCCTACTAAGACTTCTGGTATTCAAGTTCGTGGTGGTAAAGCGCAGACCAAGGGCAAGATGGCTCGTGGCCCAATGGCTTAATAGGATAATCCCATATGGCAATGAATTATGTCCAATTGTATCAAGCAATACAGGACTATTCAGAGAATACTGAACCGCTATTTGTAGCAAACATACCTCGTTTTGTCCAAGAGGCGGAGCAGCGTGTCTACAATACTGTTCAAATCCCTGCGTTGCGTAAAAATGTTACAGGTAATCTTTCTACTGGAAATCAATACTTATCTCTACCAGATGACTATTTATCAACCTATTCTGTAGCGGTTATTGACGAAACTAATAACTATGTGTATCTATTGAATAAAGACGTTAACTTCCTTCGGGAATCTTACCCAGGTGTTGCCTATAATGGTACAGCCTATCAGGGCACTCCAGGAGGCGTTCCTAAGTACTATGCGTTATTTGGTTCACAGTATGGCAACCCTAATGAGTTGTCTTTTTTAGTTGCACCTACCCCAGATAGCAGCTATCCAGTAGAGCTACATTACTTTTATACCCAGTTTCTATTGTTCAGGGTGTGATTGCTACTTTTGGTAGCCCTACTGGTGGTTCTTTATATACTAATGGCAACTACCAAAACGTAACTTTGACTGGTGGAAATGGAAGCGGCGCTACTGCTACAGTTAACGTTGTTGGCGGGGCAGTAACTTCTGTGGTCTTAACTGATGGTGGTAGTTTTTATATTGTTGGAGACGTGCTAAGTGCTAGTTCGACTGACCTTGGTGGTACAGGTTCTGGTTTTAGTATTACTGTACTTACAGCAAATAACGCTACTGGCACAAGCTGGTTAGGTGATAATTACGACCCAATACTGTTCTATGGCGCTATGAAAGAAGCTATTTTGTTTATGAAGGGTGAGCAAGATATGGTTACTTACTACGAAAAGATGTATCAGGATGCTGTCGGACAGCTTAATCGTCTTGGTACTGGTCTGGAACGTGGCGATGCGTATCGTGATGGGCAAGCTAAAATTAAGGTTAATCCATGATTTCTCAAGGCCAATGCAACATCTTTAAAAAGAATTGCCTAAGTGGTTTAGAGAACTTTGCCGTTGGTACTACTTATGTCTATAAGATTGCCCTTTATACTTCTTTGGCTGATTTGACCCCAGATACCGTTGCCTACAGCACTACAGGCGAGATTACAGGTACTGGCTATACAGCGGGCGGTAAGACTCTAACAGTTAGCCAAGTGCCCACCTATGACGCTTCAAATGACACAGCATATATATCGTTTTCTAATGCAGTTTGGAACCCAGCTTCCTTTACTACTAGATGTGCTTTAATATATAATTCAACTACTGGAGCGGCTGTAGCGGTGTTGGATTTTGGTTCAGATAAAACAAATACAGCAGCAGGTACTTTTACTGTGACTTTTCCAACAGCAACATCAACAACTTCTATTTTAAGGATTTCTTAACATGAGCAATGAACAATCAAACTTTGGTGACAGCGCAAGCGCATCAGTAACCCGTGGCGCAGACCATAACGAAACTTTGGGAATCCAAGGCTGGTATGACGTTAAGTGCTACGATTCCGAAGGCAACCTAAAATGGGAAGATAAAGCTCCTAACTTAGTTATGGCTGTAGGTAAACAAGCTTTATTTGATTATTATTTTGGCGCTACTGGTACTGCTGGTGGTACAGCATCTGGTGCTAACTACTTAGGTCTTTGTGGTGGTACAGCTACTTATGCTGCAGCCGACACTATGGCTTCTCATACTTGGACTGAAGTTGGTCTAGCTAATGCTCCTACATATACAGGCAATCGCCAATCAGTTAGCTGGACTGCAGCAACATCCTCTGGTACAACACCGTCAAACGTTACTTCTAAAACTGGTGGCGCATTGACTTTTGCTATGACTAGTTCTGGAACAGTTAACGGTTGCTTTATTAACGGCGGCGCATCTGCTTCTGCTACTAAAGACACAACTACTGGTATTTTGTATTCTGCTGGTAACTTTACTGGTGGCTCAAAGACTGTAGCAAGCGGTGATTCTTTAGCGGTAACATATACAACTACAGCTACTTCGTAAAATGGCGGTTCAAACGTTAGAAAGTGGTTTTATTTCTGACACGTTTTCTTTTGAAACACGGTTTGGTGTCTTTAGTGATGCCATCGTGCTTTCTTTAGAAGACTATTCAGCGCTTAGTGCCGAGGATATTGAAACACTTAAACAACAACGTTTAACAAATTGGCTTGCTGTTTTTGAGCCTTCGCAAGAAGCTATAGTTATTCCTACTGACCCAACCCAAACCCTTCAGGGGTAATTAAATGGCTAATAGGTACTGGGTTGGCGGTACTGGAACATGGGACACAGCCTCCACAGCTAATTGGTCTCTTTCTTCTGGCGGTGCTGGCGGCGCAAGCGCTCCAATTTCTACTGATGCTGTTACTTTTGATTCCGCATCTGGAACAGGCATTGTAACTATCAGTGGGGCGGTTTGCTCTACTTTTACAATGACCGCAGTAAACGCTAGCGGTATTGTGTTTGCTTTTGGTTCGTCTAGTATTACTTGTTTTGGTTCTGGAACAACTTGGTCTGCTGTTGGCACAAACGTCACGTTTACAGGCACCCCTACAGTAAACATTAGTAATAACTCAGCTACCAGTTCAACAATTAATAATAACGTTGGTTGGACAGAAACCAATGTGTTTAATTTTAATATAACAACTGGAACGTATTCTTTTGCAGCAACATCAGGTGCCTATTTTAGAACTTTAAATTTTACTGGTTTTACGGGCACTTGGTCCGCCACGGGAATTGCTTATTTTTATGGTTCGCTTACGTTAACCAGTAGTATGACCTTTACCGCAGGAAGCACTTGGACTTTTTCTCATACTTCTGGCACCGCAGTTATTACATCGGCGGGTAATATAGTAAATGGAATAACAATAAACGGAAATGGTGGAACTTTACAATTGGCGGATGCCTTAAACACAGGAACAAGGGCTTTTAATTTTTTAGCCGCTGGTACTTTAGATTTAAACAATTTTACATTGACTGCAAGTAATTTTGCTGCAAGTGCTGCCTCTGTCCGTCAATTTAAGTTTGGAACTGGAAACATTACTGTTACAAAAGCAAGTGGTACAACAGGGACTATATTTAGCTTAGACTGTACTACTGTAACTTATACGGGCACACCAACTGTAAACATATCAAACAATTCTGCGATAGCAATAAATATGTTTATTGCTACTGGTGGGCCTACTGAAGCAAACGTCTTTAATTATAATATTACTACTGGTACGTATGTTCTAACAGACTCTGGAGGTAACGCATATAAAAATTTAAATTACACAGGATTTGCTGGAACTGTTGCAAATCTTACTAAAACAATCTATGGCAATTTAACTACTTCCTCGACCATGACTCTTGGAGCAGGAGCTAACCCAATTACATTTGCAGCCACATCTGGTACGCAAACAATTACTACCAATAATAAAACTTTAAATTTTCCGCTTACTTTTGGTGCTGCCGGGTCTTCTGCTACAACATATGCAATTAATGGCGCTTTAACTATGGGCTCTACCCGTGCCTTAAGTTTTGTTAACGGGGCTTTGCAATTTACGGCAGGAACCACTAATACTGTAGGGTCTTTTACAACAACAGGTACTACCCTTAAATATTTAAGAAGTTCTGTATCTGGCACCCAAGCAACAATAGCCAAGGCATCTGGTGCTACAACCGTAACATATTTAAACATTCAAGATTCAAACGCAACGGGGGGCACTTGGACAGCTACCGCCACTAGTAACTTTGATGCTGGGAATAATACTGGATGGCTTTTTGGGTCAGCATTAACTGCAGTGGTTTCAGAATCGCTTTCTCTGCAAGATGCTTCAGAATCTACCCAAAACTTTTTTAATTTAATAACCGAAGCGCTTGGTTTAACCGATTCTAGTGAATTAATAACGGAATTTGCATCTGCAGCAACTGAAAACATAGCAATTGCGGATACTCCTACTGCAGGAACGGCGCTTGTTAGTTCTATTTTAGAAGACTTGGTAGTTGCAGATTTTTCATTAGGTAATACAACACAGAATGTATCTATAAATGAACCACAAACAATACAGGACGCAGCCACGGTTTTAGTTAGTTTTATAGCTTCTAGGACAGAAGGACTAACTTTAGATGAGACTAGTGCGGCAGTTTTTGCAGCAGCAGTAGCTATTACCGAGGCTTTAACCGTAGCAAATGCCCAAACAGCAATATTAGTTTTTGTGGCTAATATTAACGAAAACATTAACCTAGCAGATTTTTCATTAGGTAATACAACACAGAATGTATCTATAAATGAACCACAAACAATACAGGACGCAGCCACAGTAATAGCAAATTTTTCAGCTTCTAGAACAGAAGTAATAACAGCAAACGATAGCGTTCAAGGTATTTTTGCTTTTTTTTCCGCTATTACCGAGGCTTTAACCGTAGCAAATGCCCAAACAGCAATATTAGTTTTTGTGGCTAATATTAACGAAAACATTAACCTAGCAGATTTTTCATTAGGTAATACAACACAGTATCCAGTAATAACTGAAAATATCAATCTTTTAGATGCCCCAATAGGCTTTGCTTGGGTTAAAATAGACAACACCGAAAGTACCCAGTGGGTACTGATAGATAATAGGCAATAATATGGCTTTAGTACTATTAGACCGTGCGCAGGAATCAGCAACAGCAAATACGACTGTTAGCTTTACTTTGCTTGGCGCTCAGACTGGTTATCAGTCTTTAGCTGG